CTGGCAAGTAAGATGCAGATATTTTAGGATACTTTTGAGAATGACACGAATTCCACCCCAACCCACCGCCTCAGTTCCCCAAAGACATCATGAAGCGATTTCGCTCGGTTGTCATTGGATAACACGGTTGGGGGTTGGGGTGGACGGAGCAACTATGAACAAAATAAAATACTCCACTTTTCAGCAGAGTATTTTATTCGCTTCTGTGTCATTGTGTCACATCGGCGGGGGGTGGGGTAATTCAAATTATACACTAAGGATAAATTATGTCAACTAATGACAATGTGATTATTACTTATGGAATATGGATACCGAATGAAGGCTGGTTGAAGGGTAAGGATGTATTTGCTGATATTAGTTTGGATAAAGCTAGAGAAGTAGCTAGACTGATTGGACGTGGAGCAAAGGTAAGATATATTGATTCTTCAATTGTAGATTTAGAACAAAGATATTTAGAGCAGGAGCGTAACAAATGGCATATCTTCAACAACTTATTCGCACGCAAGAACAACAAATAGAATTACAAGCACGTAATCAAACAGACGTAGGATTACGTTCTAATGAAGCATATGCTCAATATTTCCCTACATGGGAAGTAACCGCGCCACAGTATCAAGTTCCTATCGCTTGGTCATTATCTCAATTAGGTTATCGTACCAATGAAGTAGCGTATGCCTGTATTGGCTTGAAGATGAAAACAATTAGCGAACCGCATGTCAGGATATGGGATAAAGTTGAAGAAGAATTTATAGACGATGGCGAGAATGAAGAATTTTTCAAGTTCATGGAACAGCCATGTCCTGATATAACTGAAACTGATTTTCATTCTGCTAATCAAATGTATCTTGATATTGCAGGTGTTCTGGCGTGGGAAAAGAATTTAGCAAATAATGGTAGTTTACTTGATATATGGCCTATGATGCCGCAATATTGCTCCTATCTACGTGGTGAAGGTCAATTGCTTAGAGCAATTCGTTATCAACCTTATACTGGACTTCCTTATCTTGATATTGATAGAAGTCGAGTAGTAATGATGATGTATGCTGACCCAAATTACTTTGGACTGAAACCATTATCTCCAACTATGGTAATGAAAGATGTTATCAAGGTTGATAACGATATGACTACGATGCTAGAAACATTTATAAAAAATGGCGCATTTGTTTCTGGTATTTTGTCTAGTGAGCAAATTATCAATGCCGAAGATGCTAGATTTGCAAAGGAACGATTTAGAGAAAGTCACGGCGGTCCAAACAATGCTGGTGATGTTGTTGTTACTGGTAAAGGTTTGAAGTTTGAAAGAATGGGGCAAACATTCAGAGAAATGGTATTCCCGGAAGTTGATGCACGTTCTGAAACTCGTATCTGCATGGGTTATTCTGTACCACCTATTCTTGTTAGTGCTAAAAGTGGAATGGATAGAGCGACATATTCAAATTATGAACAAGCAAGAAAAGCATGGTATGAAGAATATGTCACGTCACAATGGAAGTTTTTAGCAGAACGATACACAAAAGATTTATTCATCCATTTCAATCCCAAGCCTAATCAAGTATTGATGTTCGATACTTCTAAGGTAAAAGCATTACAGGAAGATAGAACCAATCAATGGAAGCGTGCCGACGAAGCGTATAAGGCACGTATTATCACTCGTAATCAAGCATTAGTTGAAAAAGGATTACAGCCATTGGATGATGGCGATCCATTAGGGTTAGAGTATTATGCAACTGCTATGGAGCAAACGTCCATGTCAACTCAAGATGATTTGGATGAAGCTAATCCTACTCCAACTGAAACAGATGTACAAATCACTGGACAGGATAAAGTCAAAGTTGAAAGTGATGATGAGAAAGATGAAGAAAAGAAATTCAGAGCATTTGCTAAACGTCGCATCAAGGAAAACAAAGCTCAAGATATTGGAGAGTATGAATTTCTCTATCTAAGTCAGAGTAAACAGCGTCAACTCAAATCAGAGTTTGGCGTGCCTGACCCAGATGCAGAGATGATACTCAAAGGATTATTAGCACTTGCTCAAATGATGAAGTCTCAAAACACTACGACAGTACAACCCTATCAACCATCGAACATAAACATTACAGCGAACATTGAACCAGGAAAGAACGATTATCAAATCATTATGCCCGAACAAAAGACAGTAGATATACCTGCTCCAGTTGTGACAGTAGAAGTAAATCCTACTCCTATTCAAAATAATATTGAAGTATTACCTACTCCAGTAATAAACGAAATTAGCAAACCTATTTTTTTTAATTGGGGAACTGAAACCGTTTTAGCTAATTACTTAACACTTTCAAAAGGAGAAAATTTCCCTTTAATATGGTTAGCAGAGGGGCAAGATACAAACGATTTAAGAGAGCCAAACGTAAGCAGAAGCGCAAGGATAGTTATCTTATATCAAAGTCAAGCACCGAGTGAGTTTAACCCTTACCAACATGAATGGGATTACAATGTAATTTTACAACCGATATGCGATAATTTGTTAACAGCATTAAATCAAAGCGGTATAAGTAGATACGACGATAAGACCGTAAGAAGTCAAAGAGTTAAAAACTATTCAATGACAGAGGTTAGCGAAAGTTTAGTATTTATTTGCAACGCTATTGTTTTAGATATTGATTTAACGTTTAGCGGTGTATCAAGTTGTATTCAAGAAATAAATTTTAATTAATAAAAAAACAGAAACTATGGTTTTAATAAATCAAAAAGATTGCGATACAGTTCGCAAAAATTTAGGACTACCTGATTGTATTATACAAGAAGGGCGTTTGACTGGTTTTATCATTGTGCCTAAAGGTTGGAATATCAATCTTACTTCAGACACTTTCGATTTAGACTATGCAAATGACCAAATACAACAAGGTAATTTTGTCCCAGTATTAGGAGCAGTTGAGGCTGTAAATAATACACCCGAAGCAACTACTGAAGAGTATCAAGGTGGTGTTATGTCGGTTGTTCGTAATGGATTGCCACAATATACTTTTAAATTCCTTAAAGGTGGTTGGAAATTCGCAAGTGCTTTATATACTTACAACTCATTTCAAGCGTTTGACGTATTGTTTGTATTTAGTTCAGGTGCAATCGCTGGAGCAACTAACGGAACGGTATTTAGCGGTTTCGATTTAGGTATGCTTAACAACGGTACTTATATGTTTACCGACGGTAGTGTTAGCGCAAGTGTTACAACTTCTTTACAGTTAATCAACGAGGTACAATTCAATAGAGATGTAGCTTTGTTAGATGTATCAGTTTTAGACTTTAATCCAAATACGGATTTAAACCCTATTACAGATATTTATATGACTGGACGTGCTGATGTATCAAGTGCTAAAGTATGGTTTAAAGCTAAATTTGACATCAATAGAGCTGTTAATTTAGGTGGTATTGCTATTGCAAACCTTAAATTTACAATCGACGGTGTTGATGACACTATTACGGCTTTATCTTTGAGTTATAACTCAACTACTGAAGAATGGAGTTTTACACCAACAACAACGCTAACAACGGCTCAAAGTTTGGTTGTACAGTTGTATGATAGTGTAAATACAGTTGATGTAGCTTTAATTGGAACAAAATACTACAAAGGAACTACACCAGCAATTACGCCAGTAGCGTAAATAATTCAAATTTATTATTTATATTGATTATAAATAATGTATATTTGTAGAAACAAGGATGAAATGCAACTCGATAAGGGTTGCATTTTTGATTTAAACTAAAGTACTATGGAAATATTCGGTAAGCATATATTTGGAAACGATGCAGAAGCGTGGTTAAAGTTATGCAAAGAACAAAAAAAGGAATGGATTTTAAAATACACAAAGCAGACAGATTTACAGTTAATCGATGAGTTTGTAAACAACCCAAAGATTACCAAAGAGTGTAAATGTTTAGATTGTGGTAAAAACAAAAAAGCTAATGAGTCCAACGGAATACCAAAAGAGATTACAGCCGTTATTGAACCAGTCGAAGTTGGAGCAGATAGTATCACAGATAGTATTGAGCGACCAAAAAAGACTAAAAGAGGAAAAGGTAAACGAATGGGAGCAGGGGATTAGACCTAATGGCGAAAAGATAGGTATTTATAGAAGTGCCGAATACGCTATTTTTAAAGACCAAATAAACCCACGTGCTAACGGTTACGTTGATTTATTGTTAACACGTCAAACAGCTAATAGTTTGTTTCTTCATAAAGCTAACCAACCGAGAGCATTTATATTTGGTATGTTTGACCGATATAATTTAGTTGGTAAATATGGAAAAGATATTTTAGGATTAAACGAAAATACTTTCCGAAAAAGAGAAACAGATATTTATAAAAATACGTTAGTTTACGTTATTAAAAAAGATTATAAAATTGCCTAAATACGATAAAATATCAAACATTCCTGCAAAAGTTTTCTTTTCGATATTACACGATAAGAACTACCAAAACTTAAAGCCAAAACCAAGAGAAAAAAGATTGGAGCAAATATTTATATCCATTTACGATGAATTTTTTATTAAGTCAGATAATGCCGAAGCGAATGAATATTTAGCACTAACCAAAGAAATAGCTTTTTTAGAGTATAAGATAGCTTATTTAAAACAAGCGTTACACTTTTACTATTATAATAAAACAACCGAGCAAATGCGGTTAGATTTTATTGATGCGGTTAAAAAAGGATATGGTATTGTAATTAATAAAGACGTGCCGTTTATTGATGAGGTTGAGAGAGTTTTAGGTATGTTATCGTATTTAGGCAATTTTATAATCTTTTTTAATAACGTAAACTAAAGTGTTTTTATAAATATCTGTTTCTCTTTTTCTGAAAGTATTTTCGTTTAATCCTAAAATATCTTTGCCATATTTACCAACGAAATTATATCGGTCAAACATACACAATATAAACGCTCTCGGTTGGTTAGCTTTGTTAACAAATAAACTAGTAGCTGTTTGACGTGTTAACAATAAATCGACGTAAACGTT